TTGCGACCCGCTTTCTCTACCCATACAAGTTGTTTTCGATGTTGTAATTGCCTGAGGTTGTTCATTGTAATATTCAATCGAGTGGCAACCTCCTGGGCAGAGAGCAACCCTTCGCTTACCATCCTGGACCCTCTGCTCGGCTAACTTGAGCCTGACCGCGAGAAACAGCAGCACGCTGAACCTTGGGAACGATGCCAATGTCAGTAGCAGTGATTTCCAAAGCGGTCTTATCAACTCCGTCACGCCCCTTAAATGTTGATTGTTTCATTGATCCCTGAACTAGAACGCTGTCGCCTTTGCGCAAAGCATCGACATAAACTTCGCCTTTATCGCCCCAAGTTGTTACTCGGAACCAAATGGTCTCGCCTTCGACCCATTCATCGCCTTTGCGCTCGCGTGGAGTGTGCGCCAATGAAAAGGTTACAAGCGCAGTATCACCGCGCCCTGTCTTGACATATTTCAACTCAGGATCAGACCCGAGGTTGCCTTTGATTGTTACTGGGATGCTCATAATGATCCTTCCTTTAGGTCTGTAATCTTACCGTCATTCTGTAATATTACAAGGCGACCGTCAGGTAATTGCATCGGCGTGTTTTCAGGTTCATTCCAAGAAGCAACCATCCATCCTTTGTCGGCTGCAAAAGCAGGGCGCAAATGGATCGACTCGGTTCCAAGGTTGTGGCATTCGTGGTGGACATACATCAAATTGCTGACTGCGTCTTTGCCGCCCCTAGACTTCAGTTTGCGGTGGTGGAGCGCCATAGACTCAGAAGCGGGTCGGCCACATTTCTCGCAGTAGCCGCCCGCTCTCTGAATTACTAAGTCAACGATCGCTTGTTTAATCGTCATCCTCATCGTCTTCCCACTCGGTGGGATCAACGCTGGGATGATCAACGCGCAAAGGAAGGCCAAAAGGGGAGTCAAGACTCATCAATACCAACCTCCGTGTAAATCGGGTCCTGCTTGCTTTTTCCAAAAGGCCCAGGCATTGCAGGGAGTGCCGTAGCGCTTGTAAATGTACCGAAGGCCAGCATCAATTTGGATCTGCGGGTCCTTTGGCTTGAAGGGAAACTTGTAGTTGCCCCAAGTGGATGGCAAGAATTGAGCAATCCCAAAAGCCCCTGAGGACTTGTTGTGGGCGTTTGGCCGCCAGTTGCTTTCTTTCATCCACAAATCATGCAGACACTTGAATTCGCGTTTCGGGTTGAGCCACTTCGACTCAACTTTCATCGCTGCATAAGCCTTGGGCGACATGATCTTAATCTTTTGTGCCTGGGTTAAATGCGGCGCTTGCGCTTCTGCTGGTGCTGCTGCCACGAGTCCAACCGCTAAGGCGGCTGCTAAGAGAACTCGCGCTCCCAACTTAACTGACTATTCCTTCTGCCCCTTTCGACAGACTTCGCAGAGTTGTTCTCCATAATGCCACGCACCATACGCGCAGCGGTTTAGCATCTGATCCATTTTCAGTTCCTCTCGGTTCGGGAATGGGTCGGGATTATTTTACCTGTAATGCTCGAGTCAGCGGCCCATCAAAAGATTTGCCGTGGGCCTTGCCGCTTGGCTCAACCAATACAATCTCGCGCTGCCACTTAGCGTGTCCGAAGTCCACAAAGCGGTCGTAATCGTGGACTGCCTCAATCGCGTTGTCGTATTTGCGTGAAAAGGTTACCGATCCATCCTCAACTACCTGGATCATGTACAGATTGCCTTCAGTCATAATGCCTCTCCTCCGTGTAATTTATCGTGTGACCGCATTTTGCGCATTCCACATCGTTGTCGATATTGCCCCAATCATCGGTTGAAAGAGTCTCCTCCCAAACCGCATCGCAAGTCTTACCTTCCTCATCGCAAGTTGAGCATCTTTCTGCGCAAACAATCTCGCGATCAACCTCGACCGAGTAAATGCCCGATCCCATCATGCTGAACCCTGGACTCATTTGCCCACCACCCGATCAATCATGGCGCTGCACGATCCGTAGCCGAGTGCGTTGCCGTGTTCGGCCCCGACATAGCAAAGATCGCGGGTTGCGTATGCGATCAACAGTCCAAGAACAACCGCTGGTATCAACACAAAGGCTACAAACCTCCTGCGGCGATAAACAGGTGCGTTGTTGATTTTCATCTGCTTTCCTTCCCTCTCGCAAAGACCACCGATTTGACGGTCGTTGTTAATCCATAGGATGCCATGGCATCGGCCACTTGTAGCCACACGGCTTGCCGCATCAGGGCATTTTTGTGCGATTTAGACATTGGCAGGTCGGTGCGTTCCTCGCCGATCAAGCCGTCATAATTGATCTCAATCTCTACTTTGAATTTATGCATCATGACCTCCAGGTTCTTGTTTCGTAGTTGGTTAGGATCAGGTAACAATTGAAGGCTCTATCCCAAACGGTCTGCGTTTCGCAGTTTTGCGTGGTCAAGTATGCGCGGCAAAGAAGCACCGCCATAAAGTTGTCGACCCAGTAGGCATAGCGCCAATGAAGCATCGGGGCTGGATCAAAGCGATTAATCTGCTCTATCCAATGGCCACCCCAGGGCATCGAGGTATGGACCAGGTTCTCAAAGTCCTCCTCGATCATGTGCAGTTTGATTTCGCTCATTTATTCACCAGGCTTGCGTGTAGATCGGCGCAAGGAATGCATACCCAGGTGATCTGCTGCTCGCCGTTGTCATATTGATACCAACGCCCCACCAGCGTTTTGGTTGTGCGCCCGCACATCGGACAGTCGTTCATTCGTTTGCCCCCTTCACATAAACTCGAGTCACTCGAGTGCCATCGCGGTTCTCAATCTCAAGGCATCCGTTGCCATCGCTAAAAGGCACAAATACAACCTTGTCAGGATCGGCGTTCATGATCTTTTTGATGCGCTTCTGTCCTGCTGGTGTATTTGCATCTGCGTAACTTCCGCCGCAGCCACACGCACATCCAGTTTTGCCGTTGTAAGTTTCTGCTGCGCTTTCTAACATTTCGAGTGTTGATCTCATTTGATTGCCTCCCTATGCCGTCTCTTACAACAATTCCTGGATTGCTGCGATTAGAAAAGCCTCGCTGCAAGTGTCGCTCATCTTGATTGAGCGGCTGACCCCTGATCGTTCAAACTTGTAAAGGGTGATTTGATTGTCCTCAACCGCAACTCGAACTCCCTCTGCAAGGTAGCGATCGTTGCTCTTCGTAAACTTCACTCCAAGTTGCCCTGGCTTCCAAAGATCCGCTCCGCCGAAGTCGTTGTCCTGAGGCACATCGATCTCGCCGCTCATTGCGATTTCAACTACTGCGTTTACGATCTTGTTGTCTGTTGCTGTGTACATTTTGCGCCTTCTTTCGTTTGGGGGGCTTTCGCCCTGGTAAGACATACCTTCCCGTAAATTCAAAGTTAGTGCAAGTATTTATGCCACTTATTTCTACTATTTTTTATTTATTTTTCACGCGTGTCGGGCCAGGATTAGAACACTTGTTCGGATTTACCGAGGCCACACGAGGCCGACACAGCCTCGAACGGACCAGGGGTAGGGGTAACGGCCCCAGGCTTTATGCCGCCCCGCACAAAGGCACACACGGCCTAGTCCTTTCCCTCGGCGCAGTTGAAGCAGATCGGTTTGCTATAACCCGCCGCCTGGTAATTCCAATAAAAGGATCGGCCGCATTCCGTGCATTTCATGAAGTCACCAGGCACATTCCCAAGATGTGTCGGCTGGCAATCTCCGCCTTGGCCGCAGCCTTGGTTGGCGCATCCTCGATCACAAAGTTGTCGAACCAGTCAGGGACCCAGGTTCCGTTGATCGGCTGGCATTCGGATCGGTGGTAAACATCCCAGCCATCCTCGTGCTTCCAGTAAATCAGGTCGCAGCATCGTTTCATTTACTTTGCCTCCAAGGTTGCCATCAGTTGTTTCATCTGCCGAGCGATGTAATGGATCTCGTTGGCCGACTTGCGGCAGCCATCCTTCAAAGCCTGATCCAGTTGCACAAACAGCATGTACTCAATTTGCGTTTCAAGAGCGTGCATAAATCTTTCCACTTGCTGATCAGTCAGTTGCACAATCTTGGGCGAGCGGTGGCCTTTGTGAACAGGCGTTGCATTTTCCATTGCGGTCCACAAACCATCCCAATGATCATCCTCGGAGTTGTTTGCGCAGGACTCCCGCAGCGGAGTGAATTCTTGGTAGACCTTGTTGGTCATTCTTATTGCGTGCATTAGTTTGCCTCCACCAGTTGCTTTTTGATTGCATCAAGTTTTGCCTTGATGGTTTTGAACTCAGCCTCGCTGATCTCTTTGGTGTAAACAATCATGAAGTAAGTATCAAAATACTTCTTTGTGTAACTTTCGTATGTTTTCTGCGCCGCCTCTAGCGATCCGCAAAAGGATGCGTAACCTGATGTGATCCAATGGTCGCCAAAGATAACTGCGTATGGAAACTCGCGGTTGGCGCTGCTGCGCACAATGATCTTGCCGTCAAATTCTGCCTTGTAATATTTTGTCATTAGATCGCCACTCTTCCTGTTGCCTTGGTTAAACACTTGCGGCAAACAATCGGATGCACCTTTGTGAATAAGGTTGTTGCATCGTATGAAATTGGAGTTTCTGCTGTGTCTAATAAGATTGATCCGTTGCACAGTGCGTTTGGCACTACCTTATTTGCCTGGTGATATTTTCCACCGTTCGCAGCAGGGTAGAAACTTCTAGGTAATCCTAGTGTTCCTTGTTCAGTCACTTTCTTGCCTTCTTTCTCTTGGGGGCTTTCGCCCTGTTGAGACATACCTTGCCATGGATCGGCGGCAAATGGAAGTATTTGTGGCACTTATTTTGACTATTTTTACGCGTGTAATCCTGTGAGTTTTATCCACATTCGGACAATTAGGACCGCCAAAGCCCAACTTCCAGGAATGGGGCCACGCCGTAGATCTTTGTAGCGTTGATTTCGGTAACCTGGCCGTCATCTAAATACGCGATCGCGGTCATCGAGTCGAGAACGGCTCGGATCAACTTATCAAGATCAGGAGCAACGGTTGGATGTAATCGTTTCACCGTTTTTGGTTTTGGCATTGAGAATAATAAATCTAACTTAACTGGACCAGGTTCAGGGGTGCATCCAGCGCGGCGTGCCTCAATCGCAATTGCCGATCGCCAAACCGCTAACTCGGCTCCCTTGTTGTGAACAACATGACCGTTGTACACACGCATTGATCCTTGCGGAACAGGAATTCCATCGACTCTGAAACTAATCACACCTCGATTGTAACCGCATCGTAGAAGCATGACCATTTCTCGCGACCCTCTGCATCAACCATTGATGCATCAACGAAGCCAGCGTAGTCAGGTTCGGACACGGATTTAACCAGCCAGCGATGATCGCCAATGACAACTGTGTCACCGCTTTGCACCAGGGTCGGCATAACGACTCGTGTACTCATTTCAACCTCCAAGTTGTAATGGTTACGAGAAGTGTAAGGGTTACAAGTGACTTGTGTCATCTTTTCGGTAATGTTTTCCGTAGAAATTCTACGATGTCCGCAGGTGGTGGAACGGATCGCGCTTCGGCTTCGCGGATCTCCTGCTGCCACTTGAGATACTCCTGGCGCTCTCTTTCAGTCTTAGCCTTAGACTCTTCCAACTCTCGGGCTTTCTTTTCATCGGCCGTGAAAACGCGTGGCGGAAGTGGACTGTCGGCCCAACGGTGAGCGTTGAGCCAGGTGGAAGCGTGCGCAGTAAAAGACGGATGGCGGTTTGGATCGGCGGCGTATCGAGCAGCGCCCGCAATAATTACATCGGGTGCTTCAACCTTGATCGCTTTCTCCCAGGCTTTCTTGGCTGCGGCTTTGCCCACCTTGATTGGGTATTGATCCCAAAACAAGTTGAACATGGATGTTTCTTTGGATGGTTCATTAGGGTGGTTCATGGGGCGTGATTGTCGCCCCGTAGGTGTCGTCAAAGTCGCCCCGTTGATGTCGTCAAAGTCGGCCCGATCCTCGCGGGTAGACTCTGTGTCGCCCCGTAATCTTTTGATGTTGATCGTATAGCGATGCGGTCTGCGATCCTCGCGGCAGTTGGCGCTGCCCCCAGCACCTTTCTCCATCCATAAATATCCAGCCGCTACCAGGCTATTGACGGCCCTTTGAACGGTCCTGATAGAGATGCTGGCCTTGGTTGCGATTGTGGCTTGAGAAGGCCAGGCTTCGGTTCCATCGTCAGAGGCGTGGTCGGCGATGATCAACAACACCATTTTTTCGACCGTAGGTAAATCTGCCCGCCAACATTCCGACATCAACCGAATGCTCATACACCTTCCTCACTTCCTCGTAGGTAATTCCGTACATCTTTAAGGCTTCCAGCGCTCGGCGCAACTGGATGGGGTATTTCTCGGGATCGCCCATGGATCGCCGCTCAAGGCTGGTCAACCCTCCCCACACCCCATAGTCCTCGTTGCCAAAGGCGTATGCCAGGCAGTCCTTTTGGATCGGGCAACGACCACAGATGGATCGGACCGCGTTGATGTATTGATAAGCGGTCGAGTTGCGCTCCTCCTCGACCCGATAAAACAACTCAGTGTCGACTTCTAAGCATTCGGCTTTATCCCAATCTACCTGTTTGTACTCGGGCATCCGACCTCTCCTGTTGGATCGTAAAAGTCGCAGTAAGCGGCGCAAAATCCCAGGTTCTCGGTCGGTTCGGGTTTTGGTCCATCCTCGGCAGCGATCTTTTTGACTTCATCTAGCCACATCAATCCTTCCAAGGCCAGGGCCTCATCATACGGCTCAACATGAGCGCGGATTTCACTCATGATCCCATCGCGTGGGATAGCCACCAGGGACACATATTTGACCTCGTGTCCGTTCTTGGCAAGCAGGTAGCCATAAACCTGGACCTGCATTCTCTGCTGCATCTTGGGGAAGTAACGCAGCGACTTCTTTTTGGTTGTTTTCCAATCCACAACCATACCCAGGTCCTTTATGTACAGATCAACATGGCCCTTTAGGTCGCCAAAGGTAACCTGCTGTTCGATGATGAAGTTGTCGCCAAATGGGTCCTCGCGCTTGATCGACTCGGCGATCCCAGCGTGAATAAAGGTTCCCATGATCGAGGCCAGCGACTCTGTGTCGGTGTTAATCTTGGGGGTTTGTTTCAGGATGTGATAAACCTGTCGGCGACATCCACCGATACTTGAAGGCCCAACTTCCACCTGTTGCGAACGATCGCGCTGGCTGTCATAAGCCTCAAGCGACTTAATCAGCATTCCTTGTAGATCTATCACTTGAACAACCTCGCTAACAACTCCTCAATCCAGGCAATCAACGCCCGAAGTTCCCTGATCTTGGCATCCAGGTCCGACACGGTGACGGTCGAAGTGTCCACGGTTGCCGTGGTTGTATCCATGGTCGCGGTAGCCGTATCCAAAGTCACCGTAGATGTTTCGGTGATTGTTGGCGCAATTGATGCGACCGTTGGCCCAGTAAAAGGCGTGAAAGTTGTCACGACTGGATCGGGCTGGTTGTTATTTGTCACGGTCCAGGTTTGCGTTGGAATGTCCACCTTTACATCGACTCCAGGGTTGTTGTTTCCAATTCCCGCATCGCCCAAACCCTGTAAAACATAACGCTCGCCAGGCCCCAGGGTCATCTGTGAATAAAGCGATCCTTCTCCGCAGGTTTCCGCATCACAAACTATGGCCCCGCCGATTGCGTTGCCGTTTGCATCCACCTTTACATAAACATCTGCGTTTGCACTCGGGATAACTCCCAAAGCCAGCAACGCAGCCATTGCTAAACTAATCCTTTTCATTTTCGCCTTCTTCCTGGTTGTTTTCTACTTGCTTCATAAACGCTTCAAAAGCGCTTAATACCTCTGCGGGTGTTTTATAGACCTTGCTGTTTTCAGCGATCCGTTCAGCCATTTTCCAGTCGTTTGGATCAATGGTCATGACAACTCCATGCTGGATCGGACTGAAGCCGACATTGATCGGGCAATCTCCACCTGGGTTTTCAACCGCTGCACATTGGCGCGTGCGGCTTTTACCTGGGCTTCCATGGTTGCCATCTTAAAATGCTGATCGGCATTTTCAATAATTGCCATGTCCTCGCGCTCGCCGACCGTGTAATTCTTTCCAGTCGGCGATGACTTGCTGGCCAAAGAAATGCGTGTGCGTGCCATGGCTATTTCATACTCGGCTGTTGTCTGATGGAACTCACGCTCTGTATCAACCAAACCCTGGTGTGCTTCATCTACTTCTTTAGATAAAGCATAAAGGCGCGACTCAATTTGCTGAGGTGTCACCACTTGGGTCATCATCGCCCGCCTCCTTTACAAGTGTTAGTCCTGAGTTCTTTTGACGCTCTTCTAACTCAATCACCTTCTTGGCATCGTTAGTCAGGTTAAACGGATCAGGAACCAACTGAAAGCCAGCCCGATCCATCGCCTCGGCCAAAGTTTCTGCAAAGATGCCATCCAACTCGGCGGCAACCGCCCTGATCCCTAACTTATTCATGTGAACCGACACCACAAATCCAGCGCTTGGTTCAAACTTCTTAGTTTTATCGCTCATCACACATCTCCTTTTCCAGCGTCATAACCCGCGTCAAATGCCATGCGCAGGTTGTACAAGTCTTTGTACGGTTCAATCTTGTTCCACCAATCCCAAAACGCCTGTTCTTTTTCACTCATAATTCGCCTCCACAATGCTTACAACTTTTGATTTTACGAACTGAGGTCTTGCGACCGTTGACCGAATTTAACCCGATGTAGACGGCACATTTGCCACGCCGCTCCGTAAGCCGTTCAATCAATCCTTCTTTGTGCAGAACAGAAAGAACACCCGAGGCTTGGCCGTGATGCCAGCCTGTTTCATCGGCCAGTTCTTTCCAGGTCATTCCATAAGTTTTGGATGCATTGATCAATCGCAAGGTGACATTTTGGCGGCCCGACCAGCCTGAAGTGCCAGCGTATGGAGTGAGGGGGAGTTCCAAGTCCCCCATCACAACTTTGAAGTTGCTCATTAAGCGCTCAACTCCGCAACGCGTGCATTGATTACATCCTTCAGAGTGGTTCCTTTTACTGGCGCGTCAATAATCTCGGCGCTTCCAGTCCACAACTCGCGCAACTTCTCTTTGTCACTCATCGCAGCAACCGTCTGAATGGCTGCTTCGGCGAGTTTCAATTGATCGTCAGTCCAGGAGAGTTTCTTTACTGGTGCTTTGCGTGGTTCTGCTTTGTAGCGTTCGACCTTTTGCATCTCTTCTTGAGATGGGCGCTTGCCAACTGGTGCGCCAAGGCAAAGAACGGAGTTGCTTATGCAACGGCCAATCGCGGAAGTTTCGCAGTTCTCAAGGGCCGATGTTTTATTTACAAACCCAGCGCCCACAATCTCCTCGGCATAGCCTGTTGAGTGCGGGGTGTTGTCTTTCGGATCAAGATACAAGAATGTCTTACAGATGAAGCGGCGCTCATCCTGGTAGATCAGTTCTGTAAGCAATCGGGCTGTTGGGTATTTTTCGTATAGACGGCGGAGACGCGCTTCGACCGTTTCGTAATCCTCAAGGCTGTATTTCTCGGCCATGAGCCTTCCTTTCTGTAGGGGGCTTTCGCCCTTGTAAGGCATACCTTGGCACACGCCACCGACAATTGGAAGGACCCTGGATCGGGCGTGGCGGATACATTACAGGCGTGATTACAGGCATAATTTCAGCAAGGGGGTCCACCATGGCTTATTCACAAATATCCATCCGTCTAGGCGGCCTTGCCGTTGAATTGGGAACCGAGGCCCAATATCCCGACATGGTTACCGATCTAACTAGCCGTTGCCTTTCCACCTTCAAAGAAGCAATGGATAAAGCAAAAGATAATGGCATCGACATCGCAGACATGAGATTGATCACCAGCGATTATGGTGATGATTATGAGGATGATTGATGTGCAAAGAATGTGGACAATGTTCTAAGGAACATTCCTACTCTGTTGATGATGCTGTGGATGCAGCAGAGGCCTCAATCTAACCAAACCTTGTAGGCGGCAGTCACGCGGCCTTTTACTGGATCAATGAAGTGAAGGCGTTGCGATGGAGTTGCGCTGGCCGCAAGCATCACACCTGCATAACGATTGTCGGACTCCGTTGAGCCTGTTTGATACACCGCTCCGAGTCCGTTAGCCATCGACCACTCCGCGTGCGTGTGATAGTGGCCAATATAAACATCTCTGAACTCCCAAGGGTAGGAACCCGAGCGCCACTTGTTTGCGTGTTGAACTATTGCACCAGGGGAAGCAAAACCGTTGCGGCCCACTTCATCTCCGTGGATCAACAGCGCTCGGTAGTTGCCAATCTCGATGCGTTGAATATCCTCGGGACAGTCCTGCCACACCAGGCGTTTTTCTCCCTGAAGCAACTGATGGGCCAACTCGTAGCACATACGGTCGAAGTTATCGGATCGCGGAACATTGTCGCGCTTTGATCCGATCCGACCATGGTTTCCCCACTCGGGAACCACGGTGACCTTTTCATAATTAGCCAGGGCAAACCTGACCACATCCACGCAAAGGCGAGAAACATTTACATATTGCTCAAATAGGGTGCTATCAATCTCAAAAGCCTGGCTTGGGAAGTTGAACAAGCCTTCGACCATGTCGCCGCCAAAGGCAATGGTTACTTCTTTTACAGGGTGATCAGCGCGTTGAATGTCGGTGATCCTGACGGCCTTCTCTGCAAATTCCATCACGCGTCTGCGCATAATCTGAGAGTTATAACTGACGGTTCGTTTGGCTCCTTGCCAATCCGTCATGTGCCAAAGCGCAACTTCACCTTTTGCTTTGCGTTTATCAATAGCCACAGTTGGAACTGGTGGTATTTTGCCAAAGGTGAGCATTGCATCGTAGGCCGCCTGGCGTGTAGCAAAGACCAGGTCCTCATTTCGTTCTTTTGATTGTTTCAGTTGTTTCTGCAAACGCAGCATGGCTTGCCGTAATTCTTTTACATCCTTGGACTCAACGCCCTCAGGCATCTCATCAAATTGATCTTTAAGACTCATCGAGAGCGATCCGTTTCCCGAGTTCCGAATAGCCCGCTTTGTCCTGCCAGGAGTCCTCGTGTGTTGGGTTGATCGCGCAACGGATGGTCTTTAGAAAGTCCATCATCAACGCTACTTGATACGGCGGGATGTCCTCGATGTTAAGGATTGCGCCCCAGCCTCTGCCCACGGCCGTGAAGTTATCGACAGCCTCGCCATACATTTTGCCTCGTTCTTTGATGAGGGCATCTATTCTTTCGGACATCTGCATGTGCCGTTTCTATGAAGTCGAATGGTGTCGGAACTGCACTTATGCCCATCTGCACGCAGGGCTTGAACAATTAGGTTTGTCGGGTAGTTCTTGGCCCAAGCGTTATCAAGAGCCTTTTGGTCCTCTTTGCTTAGTTTGTTATACAAATCTTGGTAGGCACAATATTCTGAACCGCGTCTGATTTGTCGTTTGGACAAGATTTCTATGAATTTATCATTCAACATAATGATGCCTCCTCGAGCCTAAAGGATACCTTAACAGTTTACAAAGAGAAAGCACCCGACCTCGGGAGAGAGTCGGGTGCAATCCTCTGTGAGTTACTTTGTTTTCTTCTTAGACTTTTTGGCAAGCGCTTTAAGTTCTACATCAACTGCGTCAGCGATGAAGCCAAACGCTGGGTCTTTTGGATTGACGGCGCGAATGGCTGGGCCAGCAACAGCGGCTAGACCTGCGATGAGAATGGCTCGTAGATCGGTTTCTCCTGCGGAGTAGACGGCTATAGCCGCAACCACAAAGGATCGTGCGTATGACTCAAGTGCTGCTCTGATTTGTGCGTTCATTTGGTCTCCTTGAACTTTGGTTTACCGAAGCCCACAACTGCTACAGGCTTAGATTTGACTAATTTACTGCCGTTCTTTTTCTTGTAAGCGCGAACCTTCAAGCAGCATTCGCCGCCGTTTCTTTGGTCGCCTTTCTTATCAGGGCTGGTATTTCCCTCCACGCAAGTAATCGTGCCGTTGCCGTTATCTTTTACAACGATGCCCACATGCGAAATGCGGTCGATCCCATCTCCTGGAAAGTCAAAGAAAACAATGTCGCCAGGTAATGGGGTTGCTTCCTCGGCTGCTTGCCAGCGCCCTTTGGCTAGAAACGCAGAGGCTCCTGCTTGCGTAGACACGCAGTTAGGGATCTTGAGACCTACCTGGTTTGCGCACCACATTACAAACGATCCGCACCAAGGTAAGAAGTTGGCTTTTGTGAAAGCGCCATACTTGGTTTCGTTATCTTTTGGCCCTTCAATCGTGCCGACTTCCTTCAGCGCAACTTCTACAAACTCATCGCGTTGGCTCATCGATTTCGCCCTCCTTTGGCTTCGGTTTAGATTTTAGCCCATTTGCACTCAAGATGCCTGAAAGGGTGCCAGTTAGAAACACGCAAAGAGTGGAGACTAGATCTATAAACGCAGCATCATTGGGAGCCTGGGCCATAGGTTGCGTCACAAATACCAACGCATAAAGCATCGCAAAGACCGATCCTGCAAATACCAAAGCAAGCAGGATGCCAATCGTGACGATCAGGCGAGCGTGCAATTCCTCGGGTGTGAGTCTTTTTCTAGCCATCGGTTTCCACATTTGGTAGTAAGTCCTTAGTGCATTGACCGATCGCTTCGCATTGAGGTGGGTTGCATTCAGCCTTTTGCCAGTTTTCATATTCTTGGCAAGGGTACCTAGTCCAGCCTTGAT